CATTTCAGGTTTTGCTGAACATGCCCGAGCATGCTAATTTGGCGGCGGCTATTCGTGACCGGGCGGTGGCGCAGGCCCGCATGAGAGGTGAGATGAGATGACCGTATCGAGCAGCACCAACAAGGTTTCGTATGCTGGCAACAGCTCGACGACCGTGTTCGCTTACACGTTCAAGATCTTCGACGAGGATGATCTGACGGTCATCATCCGGGCTGCCAACGGCACCGAGACGACGAAGACGATCACGACGCACTACACTGTCAGCGGTGTCGGCAGCGCGGGCGGCGGCAATGTGACGATGCTCACGGCCCCTGCCACGGGCGAGACGCTGGTCATCATCCGCGAGCAGGATCTGATCCAAGAGCTGGACATCGTTCCCAACGACCCGTTCCCGGCTGACAGCGTGGAAGCCGCGCTCGACAAGCTGACATTCATGGTGCAGCAGCAGCAGGAGACGCTGAACCGCTCGATCAAAGCGTCGAAGACGAATACAATCTCGACCACCGAGTTCACGATTTCTGCCGCCGCGCGGGCCAACAAGCTGTTCGCGTTCGACAGTGCTGGCGATCTCAGCATCGCGCAGGAGCTTGGCACCTATCGCGGCAACTGGGCTGCGACTACCGCCTACAACCAGCGCGACATCGTGAAGGACGGCGGCAACGACAACCTCTACTTCTGCAACACGGCGCACACCTCGACCGGCACGTTGCCGATCTCGACGAATGCGGATGTCGCCAAGTGGGATCTGCTGCTGGATGTCGGCGCGTTCACGACGCTCTACGACCAGTTCGATGACCGCTACCTCGGCGCGAAGAACAGCGATCCGGCTACGGACAATGACGGCAACACGCTGATCGACGGCGCGCTCTACTGGAACACGACCGACAACCGGCTGAAAGTTTACGACCTCGGCGGCACGGCTTGGAAGTTCACGGCACCGTCCCCGGCAGAGCAGGCCAACATCGATGCGCTCGGTCCGATTGCGGCTGATGTCAGCGCGGTGGCTGCGATTGATAGCGATGTGACGACGGTTGCTGGTGTCACGGCTGATGTGACGACGGTTGCTGGCATTGCTGCCGACGTGAGCGCGGTTGCTGCGATTGACTCGGATGTGACCGCCGTGGCCGCGGATGCGACCGACATCGGTACGGTGGCGACGGCCATCGCGGATGTGTCAACGGTTGCTGGCATCTCGGCGGATGTGACGACCGTCGCGGGCGTCTCGGCTAACGTCACGACGGTGGCGGGCATCGACTCGGACGTGACCACCGTCGCTGGAATCTCGGCCAACGTGACGACGGTTGCTGGCATCAGCGCCAACGTGACGACCGTTGCAGGCATCTCTGCGAATGTGACGACTGTTGCCGGGATCAGCTCGGACGTGACGACGGTGGCCGCGAATGTGGCGGGCGTGACATCCTTCGCGGAAAAGTATCGCGTCGGTGCCAACGATCCCGTCACCAGCCTCGACACGGGCGATCTGTTCTACAACACCTCGTCGAACCTGCTGAAGGTCTACAACGGGTCGGCATGGGAAACGGGCGTCACGCCGGGGTCTGGCTTCTTGTCGGCGTCGAACAACCTGTCGGATGTGGCGGATGCGGCGACGGCTCGTGGCAACCTTGGACTTGGGAGCACAGACAACGCAACCTTCGCCCAAGTTGACATCACGGCGACTGGCGATCTGCGGCTGCAAGACACGACCGGCGGGCAATATGTCGCTCTGCAAGCCCCCGGCACGGTGTCGTCTAGCTACACGTTGACGCTGCCTGCTGCTGATGGAACGGCGGGGCAATTCCTTAAAACGGACGGATCGGGCGCGCTTAGTTTTGACGCTCCTGCCGCTGCCAATTTCCAAGAGTTCACAGCATCTGGAACATGGACAAAGCCTGCGGGCGTGACATTTGTTCTGGTTGAAGTGTGGGGTGCCGGCGGCGGCGGTGGCGGTGGGCCGAGATCTAGCATTACCAATTTGCCCGGCGGCGCTGGCGGTGGAGGGGGAGGATATTGCACTGCAATATTCAAGGCGTCAGATTTGGGATCAACCGAAACCGTCACTATTGGCGCAGGAGGCACAGGCGGGAATGGCGCTACTGCTTCTGCTTCTCCCGGTATTCAGGGCGTAAATGGAGGGGACACTACATTTGGCTCTCTTATAGGCGCACAGGGCGGAAGATTGGGTCAAGGTGGCACAGCGACAGCAACTAATAGAAACGGCGGCGACGGGGGCAACTCCTCAACTATTAACACTGGCATTTCAACGCCTGAAAATGACAACACAATCATTGGCTTGGGTCGCGGCGACGGAACCTCTACTTCTGTTGTAGGCTTTATAGCACCAGCAGGCGGGTGGGGCGGCGGCGCTGGCGGGTCGCACATTAGTGGCACCGGCGCAGCATCTGGTGGAGATTCATTCCTTGGCGGCGGTGGCGGTGGCGGTGGCGGCGGATACAGTCACATTACCGGTCAAGCCGGCGGAGGAACTCCGTTAGCTACGGGTGGCACTGCAAACGGCGGCAACGGCGGATTCAGGTGCGGCGGTGGCGGCGGGAATGGGACGCAATCTGGGGCAGGGACTGCTGGTGGCAGCGGCGGGATTGCTGGCGGCGGCGGCGGCGGCGGGTCTGGCACCACGGCAGGCGGTAACGGCGGAAGCGGCGGGAACGGTTATTGCCGTGTATATGCGTGGTGAGGGGCTGACATGAAATATGCAGTTATCAGGAACGGAATCGTTGCCAACATTGTTGTGGCTTCTGCTGAGTTAGCCAAAGAAAATGACTGGGTCGCTTGCGAAAGCGACGTGAATATTGGCTGGCTTTATGCGGATGGATCATTTTCAGAGCCGCCGCGCGACATCGAAAAAGAATGGGCAGCGGTGCGAGCAATGAGAAATGCCCTACTAACAGAGACTGACAAGTATGTTCTGTCGGACAGGTGGATTACATATTCTCTCGACAAACAGCAGGAATGGTCTGACTACAGGCAGACATTGCGCGATGTCCCCCAGTCATTCGCAGACCCCGCTGATGTAATCTGGCCCACAAAACCGGAGTGATGACATGCGCCTGCTGATCCTTGCCCCTATCCTCTTGGCCGCCTGCACGACCAAGAACGATGTCGAGATCAACCGATCGTATCAGAGCGCGGCTGCGGCTGCGGCGCAGGCCCGATACGGCACGATTGCCGCCATCGCGAAGCAGGGGCAGGCAGGCGCGGTGGCTGCCGCGATGCTGATGCAAACGACAGGCTCCGACATCCAGCCGCCGAGCAACGGCAACAGCGCGCTGGAGTGGGCGAAGGTTCTGGTGCCTGCCGTGACGACCGGCGTGACGGTGGCCGCGAACGCTGGTGTCGCCATCAGACAGAGTGACAACGGCAAGGATGTTGCTATAATCCGCAGCAATAACGAAACCGCGGTTGCCGTTGATACCAACGCGACGATGGCGACGATAGCCGAGGCGACGATTGTGAGGCCGGAAGTTGTAACCAGCACCAACACGTCAGTGACGAATGTCCTGTGTGTTACCGATGCCACCTATAGCTGCGAGTGACGACAATGGCTAAACCTACATACAAGTTCAAGAATGTTGATGCTGGCAAAGACCCGCTTACAGGTCAGAAACTTTATCAGCAGGTCATGCTTGTAGAGTATGACGGCAAGACATCTTCATACAAAACCGCAAAGCATCGCAGTCAGGAGCGCCTTAAAAACGACACCGATCGCATGATTGCGTCAATCCAAGCATCTTTGGGCGATGGAAGCCCGGTAACAACGCGGCAGAACTATGGTGAGGCTGAGTTTCGCACGGTCGGCAGCGAAGACATTGCCAAGGCCGTGAAAGAAGGCGGTCAGCTAAAAGCGCCCGAAACGTATGAGCTGGTCAGAGATGTCGACGGCATGCAAAACGTGCAGAGATACGACCAGCGCGGCATCCGCCAAGGCGAATCCATCACCCGCGCCCCTGCCAACATGCTCGATCCCAACTATGACCCGATCACAGACACCATAAAACCGCCGAGCGGGCAGGCTGCGCAGGCAGATTCGACGGCTAGAATGGCTGCTTTCGACATGGCAAAAGCGGCTTCCAAATCGAAACCAAGCGCCAGCCTCTTCAACCGCAATGTCTCAATGATCGCAGGCGAAGGCCCTGCGTCTGACATGTCGCCCGTGACGAGGATGCGCAGCCTGCTTGCTGGGCGCGGCATGAGGAACATGTAAGATGAACACAGTCGCCGCAGCCCACCAGCGCCTCGACCGGCTTGAGCCGAAGATTGACAGTCTGGAGAAGGATGTCGCCTCGTTGCAGACGGAGGTCGATGTCCAGTTCCGCGAGGTGTTCATCCGCATCAAGCGCATCGAAACGATCCTGATCGGGACGGCGGGCACGATCATTATGTTGCTAGTTTCTGTGCTGATGAAGATGGGGTGAGACATGGAAGGCTACTTTGGTCAGGTGATGTTGTTCGCGGGCTGCTTCGCTCCGAAGAATTGGATGTTCTGCGACGGGCAGATGATGGACATCGCGCAGAATCCTGCTCTCTACAGCATCCTCGGAACGACCTACGGCGGCGACGGCGTGCATACCTTCAAGCTGCCCGACACGAAAGCGCGTGATGCGGAAGGGATGCGGCACGTCATCTGCGTGAACGGCATTTACCCCTCGCGCTGGTGATGTGGTATCCTGCCCCAGCAAGGAGGGCTGAGGCATGGACCCGGTTACAATCATCGCAGCGGCCACCACGGCCTTCAACGCGATCAAGCGCGGCATTGAGTTCGGGCGTGAATTGCAGGACATGGGCGGCCAGCTCGCCGAGTGGGCGGGGGCCATCAGTGATCTGGAGTTCCTCGAGCGCCGCGTTCAAGATCCGCCGTGGTACAAGACGTTCAGCGGCAGCGTGCAGCAAGAGGCCGTCGCCATCTTCGCCGCGAAGAAGCAGGCCGAGGGCCAGCGCGAACAACTCAGGCAGTATATCCAATTTAGCTATGGGCAGTCTGCGTGGGACGAGCTTCTGCGGATCGAGGCGACGGTCAGGAAGCAGCGCGCGGATCACGTTCACCGCAAGGCTGAGATCAAGGATGCCATCGTGTCGGCCCTGCTGATTGCGCTGATGGTCACAAGCGTGACGGCATTCGTGACGGTGCTGGCGTGGCTCTATCTGGAGAACAACGCATGACGACGGACATTGAGGCGCTCTATACATGGCAGCGGGCCAGCCAAATCCCGTTCGGCATCCGCATGGGCGCAGGCAAGATCGCCAACGCTCGGCCAGTGTTTGTGTTCGGGTTCAACCCGGATGTGCAGAATACCGAGGAGACTGTCTGGGATCACGGCGGCGTCTACGCTTACCCATCGTCTGCGTCTGTGATGACGCTTTCCAGCAGCTCGGCATCGACCGACGCGGTGGTGTCTGTCGTGGGGCTGGATGCCAACTACCGCGAGCAGACCGAGCTGGTGACGACCAACGGGCAGACGGCGGTTAGCACGACGAAGAGCTATCTGCGGATCAATGCCGCCTACGCGCTGACGGGCACGGTGGCCGATAGCATCTATGTTGGAACGGGCGTTGTAACAGCTGGCGTTCCTGCAAACGTCTATGCGCGGATCATCAACGGCAACAACCGGACCGAGCAGGGACTCTACACGGTGCCGCTGGGCCACACTCTGTACGTCACGCGCGGCAACGTTTCGCATGGGTCTGACAGCTCTGCCTACATCACGGCCCGCCTGATGTATCGGCTGCAAGGTCTGCTGTTCTCGACGGCGGCGAAGGTGACGCTCAACAACAAGTTCATCGATTTCGTGTTCGACAATGCGATTGCATTGCCAGAGAAGACGGATCTCGAAACGCGCGCCATCTGCTCGAAGCAGCAGGTCAATGCCGTTAGCACCTCGTTCCAAGGTGTGCTTGTCGTCGAGGGCCAGCTATGACACCGAAGCGGCTGGAGTCCGACAGCATCCTCGACGTGGCCGATCTGGATGGCGACGGGGTGGTGACCAACGGCGAGATCGGGAGGCACGAGCGCCTTCTGCGGATCGAGAACTGGGACAAGCAGCAGGACCAGCAGCGGCATATGGCATGGGTGGCGATGGGCAGCATGGTCGCGCTGACGCTGGCGCTGATCCTGCCGATCCTGCCGACCGACCGCATCGAGGCGTTGAGCGGGCTGATGACCATGTTCTACACGGCGCAGATGGGCGTGGTGGCGGCGTTCATGGGGGCGTCGGCCTATGTCCGCACAAGGGAGCGGGGCGATGAAAGCTAAGGCGCTGGCGCTGGCAATCCTGCTGACGGGTTGCGGGGCGTTGCCTCTCGGCATGCTGGGCGGCGGCGGTCCGAATGTTGCGGCGAACGTGCAGGCGGGCAAGGAGAACACCCAGCAAGTTGTAGCCAATCAGGAGCGCACCGAGGCAGGCCGGGATATCATCACGGAGACGAAGCAGGTCGAGGCCGCGGCGGTCGAGAGCGTGACGATCAACAACGTGCAGGATATACCCATCTGGGTATGGATCGCGCTGGTCGTGGGCTGGGTGCTGCCTAGTCCGCAGGAGATGGCGCGCGGATTCATCGGACTGTTCAGGAGACGGACATGAAGGACAATTTCGACGACTGCCTCAAGATGCTACTCAAGCACGAGGGCGGCTATGTGAACCATCCGAAAGACCCCGGCGGCGAGACGAACCTCGGCGTCACCCGCAAGGTGTGGGAGCAATGGATCGGCAAGCCCGCTGGCAAGGACGCCATGAAGAAGCTGACGGTCGAGGATGTCGCGCCGTTGTACAAGAAGCTGTACTGGGACAAGGTGCGTGGCGACGAGCTGCCGAGCGGTGTCGATTGGTCTGTCTTCGATTGGGCGGTGAACTCGGGCACCGGGCGTGCGGCGAAGGCATTGCAGAAGGTCGCTGGCGTCGAGGCTGACGGATCTGTAGGCGCGGCCACCGTGGCGGCGGTCAAGAAGATGGATGCGAAGGTCGTCATCAAGAAGATGGCGCTGATGCGCGAGAACTTCTACCGCAACCTGAACACCTTCGCCACATTCGGCAGGGGCTGGCTGCGGCGCAACGAGGAGACGCTTGAGGTTGCCCTGTCGATGGTCAGTAGAAAAACTGTGCTATCGAAGATTGCATCCGCTCTCGGGTGAACTCGTGATGCTGGATCTTGCGGCGTTTCAGCATGGTCGGCTCGAAGATCACGAGGCCAACGTCGATGGCAACGAAAGCATATATGTCCGAGCGCCAGATGTGGTTGCCGTTGTAGAACGTGTAGTAGAGCCTGCCGTCCTGCTCCTGCGCCTTGCCGGTGGACTTGACCTGCACCGTGAGCATGCGGTTCGAGATCGTGCGCACCCAGAGATCCTGCCCGATCACATCAGCATGAACCGTGCGAAGGCCCGCCATCTCTAGATGGTGAGCAACCAGAAACTCGCCCGCCCTGCCGATGGATTCGTTGTTCATGGTGTGCTATAGGTATCACAAGAATGTTGTCAAAGCAAAGACATGGAGCTTGATGTGAAACCTGGCCTCTATGCTAACATCAACAAGCGCAAGGAAGAGGGCACCAGCAGGCCCAAATCCGAAAGCACGATTGATCCGAAGACCTACAGCATGATGAAGCGCAAGGTCGGCGGCTTCAAAGAGAAGAAGAAAGATGCCTAAGACCGCAGCCTGGACGCGCAAGGAAGGCAAGGCCGAGAGCGGCGGTCTGAATGAGGCCGGCCGCCGGTCCTACGAACGCGAGAACCCAGGCTCGGATCTCAAGGCCCCTGTGAAATCCGGCGACAATCCTCGCCGCGCGTCATTCCTCGCCCGCATGGGTGCTATGGAAGGCGCCGAGCGCGACGAGAAAGGACGGCCGACGCGGCTGCTGAAATCCCTGATGGCGTGGGGCGCATCGTCGAAGGCGGATGCAAGGCGCAAGGCGGCGGCCATCAGCCGCAGGAACGAGGAGAAGGGTGATGCCTAAGAAGATCGAGCGCAGCCTGATGGCGCGGGCCAAAGAGATGGGGCTGAAGGGCGAGCGCAAGGACGCCTACGTTTACGGGACGCTTGCCAAGATCGAGAAAGAGCGCAAGGATAAGACATCACCGTCGTCCTCCCGGTGATGTGTTCTCCCTGTGAAACTGGCCCTCGCTCCGGCGGGGGCCTTCTTTCATCGACAGTCGCATGACGGCGGCGAGCAGCATCTCCCGCTGGCCGGGTGTCGCCCGCTTCGAGATCCATCGACTGATCTGATTGCGGGTGATGCCGAGAACCTCGGCGGCCTTCGTCCTGCTCTCGAACGTCAGCGGCCCGATCGTCAGCGCGCGAGCCGCATTCCTGTTGCCGGGTGCGCCATACTTTCGCAGGCCGCAGGCAGACAGCTCGCCCTTGCTCGTCAGCATCCGACTAACGGCCGACTGCGTGATGCCGAGGGCCGCCGCCGCCGCCCGCTGCGACGGGTAATGCTTGCCGCGGATGACGACCGGCATCGCGTTGAAATGCGGGATGCCCTCAGTCGCCATCTCGCCAATCCTCGATAGCATCCCGCAGCGCGCGGATCTTTTCCGGGCTGGTGGTGAACACCGTGTCGAACGCAGGATCAAGCTGCATCACGCGGTTGGCCGCCTTCTCCCACAGCTTCTGCCAGTGCGCGGTGCTGGCCCGCCAGTAATTGACCTGTCGTTGCAGCTCTTGGATCTGCCGGCGCAGTTCGTCGATATGATCGGCCGCCGCGTGGTGCATATGCGGCTCGAAGGCGGCATGATCGCCGAGATCGCGCAGCCGCTTCACGATGTCGTCTTCACTCATCTATCCTGCACTCCCCCGCGATGGCAGCGTAGGCGCTGGCATCGATATAGTTGTCCTCGTGATAGCCGTCTGCCTCCGCTCTCGCAGCCTTCAACAGCACCATCATCCATGCGACGGACTCAGGCCTGAGCGTCACGCCGCAGTCGAGATATGCCGTCCACAAGTCGGCGATCCGTTGCAGGTTCATCTTCACGGGGCCGTAGCTATCCTGCCGCTCGCCGCCCGTCACCTCGGCGGCACGGGCAAGAATGCGCAGACGGGCGTGTTGGTTGTCGGTCATGTCTTGTCTCCCTTCAGTTCTGCGAGGGCAGCACGGGCGATGTCGTAGGGATCGTCGGCATAGGGGGCTTTGCCAGCGATCTGGTCCAGCGCCTCCACCGCCTTCGCCAGCTTGGCCTCCAGCGCCTCGATCCTCGCCTTCGCCTTGTCGCGCGCGTCATCCGCGCCCATCATCCACGCAAGCGTCAGGTCGCAGTCCTCGCCCAGCGGGCATTGCTTCTTGGTCATCACACCCCCTCCGTAAAATACTGCGGCGGCTGGCCTTCGACCCACTCGCGGCGGATCACGGCGATGCGGCCATCTCCTGCGAGAAGGTCGGCATACGCACGAGTGGCACACCACTCTCCCACCCAGTTGATGTCGCCATAGTCATTCGCCCAATGCACCTGCTTCTGCGGCGTCTCTTCCTTAATCTTCACGATCTCATACAGCGCGCGTTCACGCTCCAGCATCTCGACCCGCGTTTGAAGCGGCTTGATGCGGTCTTCGTGGATGAACTCCACGATCTGCGCGATCCTCTGCGCGATGGCATCCTCGATCCAGCTTTCACGCATCAGGCCGCGCGCCAGCTCTATCATCTTTGCGTGCTTGTCGGTCACAGCTTCCCCTCCTCCATTTTCCTGAACACGACCTTGAACGCCTCGATCACGGCCGCTTCAATCCGGCGGGCCTCGGCGGCGGGATCAGCACCGGCTGCCGCTTGGTCACGGTGTCGCACACCATGATCGCGGTCGGGTCGAGGTGGGTGATGTAGATATCCTGCATCTGCTTGCATTCGTCCATGTCCCTGTAAATGCCGACGTAGCCTGTGTCGGCTGTGATGCTTGTGCTTGCGACGACGGTCAACACGATCAGCTTCATGCGAGCCTCCATCCGATATTGTTCTTCCCCACGCGGTCGGGGATGTATTGTGTGCGCGCCACGCCCGACGCCTTGAACCGCCGTAGGGCATTGCTGATTGCGTCATGCTTCGTCGGGTCAACAGCCTGCACGATCTCGCGCAGGATCATCGGACGGGTTGCCTGCCGCAGCACCTCGAAGATAGCCTCGTCCAGCCGCTGGCGGCGCTCGTTGGCCTGCTCCGACTGCCACGCGGCCTGCGTGTCGGTCTTCGGTAGAAGCGCCCTGTGGCCCTCTCTGCGGGCCTGTGCGCGCATCAGCTCGCCGAGTTGTGCTTCGGTCATGGATGGCGCTCCCAAGGCTGCACGATAGGCTCTGCCGTGATCTTGATGATGTCGCCGTTGTAATTGTGATCGACGACCCAGACAGCCCTGCGGGGATCGCCGAGCAAGGGCTTTCTGATGCTCTTCGCAGTCTGGTCGGCGACCTTGCGTGACGCGCACATCTTACTCGTCGTGCCGTCGGCGTAATAGTTGATGTAGCCTAACATCACCACCCCCCCGAGATGATGATCGCCGCG